CTATTTTATTTTATAAAACCATGATCCTAAAGTTTCTTTAAGCTCTAAGCACTTAGAATAAGGTAATGTTTGTGTTTCTATCCATACACCTTTTGAATCTCCACATGTATAACATCTAATGCCTTTCATATAACTTAATACATAATTTAAATCTATGCCATTAAAACTACCATCTCCATTATAACCATTTGGTAAATACTGAGTTACAACATAACCAGTAGTTTTATTATTTGTAAATATATCCTCAGTAAATGTATTTATATCTACATTAGTACTAATACCATTAATTCTTCCTGTTTCGGTAAATTGATGTCCCGCATAACTATCTTTCCATATATTCGTTTCCATTGGAGTTTCTACTCCGTAATGAGCTATCCAACATGAATATTTATCTAATCTACTATCTAAGTTTTCATTTGCAAAGTACGGTCCAGTATATATGCAAAGTGGTAACTTACATAAACCTTCAAACCTTTTTACAAATCTTAAAGCATAATCCATAACATTAAAATTATTTGTTTCTATATCTAAACAAGGTTTTAAATCATTTTCCTTGTCTTTTATATTATTATAGAAATTTTCCGCCTGAGTTTCTGGCTCAGAAGAACCAACTAAAAAATGATAAAAGCCAGTCTTAAGACCAGCTTTTTTAGCTCCACTATAATGTTGATTTAAATAAGGATCTTTATAAGTTGTTCCTTCTGTAGCTTTTATATATACAACTTCTATATTATCTTCTTTTACTTTATTAAAATTTATATCTCCATTATGATTGCTTACATCTATTCCTCTCATATAACATCATCCTTTCTTAAATTAAAAATAGAGTAGCCTTTAAGACTACCCTATAGATTCTCTTTCTTTATAAAAATAATAATTAATTATTACTACATATACTGTTATAAACTCTGTACTTAATCTATTTGTAAATGCAAGTACTGCAAATACAATAGTCATAACAACAGCAATTAGCCACCTTGCACTAGTAATTTTATTTAATACTCTCTCCATATTAATCACTCCTATTTTTCAATTTTTAGTTTAATTTCTTTAACATCCTCTTTTATATCCTCGACAACATTAAATTTATCTGCCATCTTATCTAATAGATTCTGATATTTTGTTTCTCTTTCTCCAGTAGTTTTTAAGACATACATTAATAAAAAAACAAATAGTGCATATCCTAGTCCTTGACTTAATGCTGCTCTTATTAATTCATCCATATAACACCGTCCTTTACTAATTTTTAAACAAATTATTAAATTAATAAGTTCAAATTTGAATAATATATTTTTATTTTGTCAATAATAATATTAGCTAAGAAACAAATTATTAAATTAATAATTGCTTCTACTAGCTAACAAATGCATAAATAATCCAAAGAATAGTAAAAAAAATCTATTCTTGATTATTGATTGCATCTATATGAGTATTTACTTTTTTTTATATCACAATATTAATATTTGTAAATACTCATATTTTATACACATTTTACATTTGGTAAAATAAACAATAAAAAAAGACCAAGCCTTCTTGATCTACTAATTTAAAATTCGTGATATATTGCTATTGTGAACTAAGCATTGTTTTAATCCAATCATAAAATCTCTTGATTTTAGGAATTGATGCTTCTATATCATTATATATTTTTTTATAATATTCATCTGTATAATGAACAGGACTTAATCCCCACAAATGATGTGCATCACCTATCACATCACTACAACTTATTATTTTAACATCTGGTAAATATTTCTTTAGAGTTTTATAATATTCTTTCAATGTAGAGTTATTTAATTCTATATTTTTTTGATTATCATATTTTTTTATTTTCCCATCTTCAATATACTGATTTGCCCAATATACTTCATGAATAAATATTTTATTAGGCGAAATAACATCAATAAGTCGCTTTGAAAACTCTTTGCAATCACTTTCCCATTCATCTAAAGCGTATGATATGGGGGTTGCCATATTATATAATCCAGCATTAACAAACTCATTAGATTTTGTTACGAAAGAATCTTGAACCTTAACAATATTAAATCTTTCATCTATTAAATCTATTATTAAATAATCAAATTTCTCATTTTTTATATCATTAAAGAAGGTTTTTTCAAGATCTCTCTTAACGATTCTCTTTTGAAAATTTGATTTTAAGTTTATATCATTTATGTCAATTGGATTTGATATTAAACTTTTTAATTTAGTTCGTGCATAATAATCAACTACTTCACTGTCTTTTTGTGACACTCTAAATACATCTCTAGTAATACAGCTACCTAGTATAAAATATCTCATTGTTTATCTCCTATATTAAATATTTTATAATAATGTTACCATATTATTATACCATTTTCTATAAATCAATATATTCTTCGCCTACTATTTCTTTATATTGCTCTTTGGATATTTTCCCCCTTTGTACAGCAACTTGTACCATTTCTTTTACCCAGTACCCTTCCGTATAATATTCTGTAATTTTTTTGTACCAATTTATAGCCATTATAAAAGGCCTCCTTCCATTAGAGCAAACATAGTTGTTGCATTATCTTCTTTAATTTTTGCTATTGTGTAACAACTTCTGTTTTTGGTTCTTCTGCTTTAGTTTCTACATGTGTATTTACAGTTTCTATTGGTTTCTCAACTGGCTTTTCTTCAACCTTAACTTCATATTTTTCTCTAGCAAGCTCTACCAAATCTACTAATTGTTCTTGAGTTAAATCATCTATTGCAAAAAATACTTTTAGTTTTTTAACTGCTTCCTCCATAGCACCATAAAATTTGTTAGTAATAAGATTTTTCATTAAATTATACATTTTTACACTCCTCCATTTTCTTTTAATATATTTTTATATCTTAACTCTGCTACGAGAGCTTGAGTTTCTAATAATTGTTGCTTTAATAAATCTGTTTCATTTGGTTCTTTAGGTTTTGGTTTATTAGATTCTTCCCATTCTTTTATTTCTTCGTCTGTTGCATCCTCAATCCATTCTTCCTTTTCAAAATTCCATTTAGGTTTTACTAAAGAATAATTATTCAACGGTTTTACACATATATTTTCATCTGTTGTTTTTTCTTTTTCAATACAACAGATGAAAATATAACCATTACTATCTACTACACTTACTACCATTATTACACCTCCATTAATCTATTAAATATGATGTTCTTGCAAAGCAAGTAACCTCATTATTTTGTGTTCCAGTATTAGTATGATCCATTACAATAGTTCCAGAACCATTAATACATAGAGTTATTGTTCCTCCGGCAAATCTACAGAACACATATTCACTTTGTCCTTTCGGAGCATAAGATGAAGGCATAGTGGCTATAGTCTCATTTTCAGGAATTACTCCCATCCATTGAATTTCAAGAAAAACTTGACTTGATATACGACGTACTCTAGCTGAGCCTTTCGCTTTACTGTTTATTGTAGAACTAATATCAATCCAACCAGTATCATCTACTGTAGCTAGTTGTTTCCAACCTTCAAAATTGTCTCCATCTTTACATGATATATATTCAGTAACTACACTGTTTGCAATGTGATACCATCTATAAGCAATCCCCCATTTGTCTTGTCCTGCAATTACTTGTAGTATACCACCACCAATAGTTGTAGGTATTCCAGTTACATTTCTATATAATCCACTGTCACGGATAGTTTTATAATCTGCTCCTTTAGCATCTTTTGCAATATCAAAATAACCACTATTCATGATATCTTTCAATTGCGAAGTATTATTCTCAACATTCTCTTTTAAAGTTCCTATATCTGTAGTATTAGTTTGTACATTTTTAGCTAGATCTGTAACATTACCAAGAGAATTTAATGCTTCTATATTCTTCTCTGCTTGTACATTAGCAGTATCTAAATTTTCTTTAGAAATATCTGCATTAGTTTTGCTTTTATCTAAATTGCTTTTAGATATATTGGCTTTTGGAATTAACTCTGTTAAATCATTTTTAAGAGTTGTACCTGCAGGAATTTTAGCACCTAAATCATTATCTAACTTACTCCCTGTTGTTATTTTATTAGAAATGTTAATTATAGTTTCATTTGCAATAGTATTCTTTTCTATTAAAGTTCCTATATTTTTATTAGCTGTAGTATTTCTAGTATCTAATTCTTTTTGATTTATTTCTGCTAATTTATTGGAATTTACGAGATTACTGTTTAATTCAGTTCCAGTTGTTATATTTCCTGCTAATGTAGTGTTTATTACTTTTGATTCATTAGTTGTTTTAACTAATTCATTTTTCGTTTTTATTGCTTCTTCAATAGCTTTTCTAAATTCGTCCTCAATATTATATGCTTCATTTAACACCCAATCTAATTCTTCTAATTTTGTTATTGTAGATTCACATATATTTGCCTTACCTACTTCTAATGGATCAGCAACAATTCTCATTGTAATAATCCTAGTTGCTTTTTGTTTATTTTCAGTATTAAATATTCTTAATACTCCATTTAATTGTCCACTATAAGCAGTTAATTTATTTTTTAAACTTTGGCAAACTATTTTAACCGAACCATCTGTACCTAAAGTAATATTCTCATTTTGCGTTTGTATATAATCTACATTTGCATTGTTATTGTGTACTCTTAATTCAACTTTATATTTAGACATATCTTCTTCAATTCCATTATTTCTACATATAAAGTTAAGTGTTAAAGTATCGTTCTGATTTGCTTGTATATCCAATCCTAAACCATAACTTGTATTCTTTAAGTCTATAAAAATAGGATCTAGTTCAAACAGACTATAAGTTGTCATTCATATCACTTTCCTTTCATATTTTATTTTTCTGTACGCTAAAAAGACCATAAGTAAAGTTCTAAACCTAGTTATAGCTACATTCTTGAGTTGTTAAAATTTATCTTTTAATTGGATTTTTTTATTAAATTAAACCTTGTTCTTTTAACATTTTATAACATCTATTATCAACATAATTTTCTAAGTTTCTTCCATCATCAATGTAAAAATTTTTGTGTCCAATAACTAATTTATGTATTCTAACATCTTGTATTTCCATTTCTTTCATTCCTGCAATTGATTTATAAAACCAACTATATTTATCTCTTCCTTCAGTTATATATAAATCATTCACAGTTGCTACGCCATCACCGAAACCCATTATATTATTTCCATGCTTATCTTTTATTAATAATCCACCTTCATATATTTGTATACCATTTTTGTTTATCTCAGTTTTTTCACCACCTGCTTTGTTAAATGCTACAGTAAACGCATCTTTTCTAAGTTCCCAACTTCCACTATTATCACCCTCTTGTACTACAGCACTAATTTTATTTGCTTGTTGGTCTATTTCAGAACTTAAATCATGTTTAACATCTTTTACTTCACTTCTTATTTCTTTTGCAGTTTGTGTTATACTACTTTCAATGTCTTTCTTTGTATCCACGACTTCACTTCTTATCTGTTCAGCAGTCAATTTAATTTCACTATGCAAGTTATTATCTAAACTATCTACTCTTAATGTTATAAATTGTTCAGTCATAATTATTTTTCTATAGATATTATCTAAATCACTTAAATTATTATCTATGTAATTAGACAAAAATTGTCCTAGCTCTATTTCAATAAATTCTTCATTTACAATATCCCAATCGTAGCTTATACATCTTGCAGATACTTCTATATTAATATTTTTGTTATAGCAATGTACAGTATCTCCAAGACATATTTTTTCTAATTTATCATAGCCAAGCTTTTTATATTCGATAGTTTTAGATAAATCTTGCATTTTCACTTTATAATTAGTCTTTATCTTATCAGCACCTTTGTCAAAAAGTTTTTTACACCTTTTTATCATTTCTACTTCTGCTTCTGCTCTAGTATTAAAACCTTCTTTATATTCTTTGTTTTCTTTTACTTTAATATCACTCATTTCAATAGCTTGTTCATATACTTCGCCATACTTGGCGATTAATGGAGAATCAACATAAGGCGTATTACTACTCAGAACTAGATCTCCACTGTAAGGATATATTCTAGTTACAACTTCATCTGCATTTATTTCTTCTTCAATGTCTTCAAGATTGTAACCGAAGCTAACTCTTATACCTCTATCTTTTCCACGCTTTAATGGAATATTTAAGTTATAATTATTGCACTCAATCTCTCCACCCCAAATATTAAGAAAACTATCTTCTTCATTTCCATTTATAACATTAATTATATTTCTCATTTTATACTGTTTAATATCTGTTATATTACTTTCAGATTTTCCAGTAAAATTAGTATCCTCTAATAATTTAGATATTACATCTTGTCCATTTCCTTGCACATTTTTGTTAAAAATAATTTTCTTATTTAAATCAAAAAATATATGTCTTGCATAAATAGTTAAAGTATTACTACTCATATTTTTTACAGTATCGTAAATTCTATATGCTTGATTTTCTTCAAAATCAGGGGTAGGTACAGTTATAATACAACCTCTAGTTATATTTTTATATAATCCATCCTTATCTAATAAAATATCCATTTCTAATTCATTTTCACCATTTAATTTATTAGATATTTTACCTTCTATTGGATTTAATATAATACCATTTTTAGTTATATCTTGTTTATTGTCAGTATATAATTGTATCAATCAATCACATCCTTTCTATTAATTTCTTAAATTTGAACATAAGAATAGACTAGTATTTCTACTAGCCTTAAATATTAATTTAAATTGCTCTGTAATTTGGTATATAAAATATTTTAAAACCCTCACTCCAAGAAATAATATTTTTACCATATTCTAAATATAAATCCTGCATAGCTTTAATATTTGTTTTTCCTATAGCAAATGTTTTATCAGCTTCTAATATTTTATCGTGTTCAGTATCTATAATTAGTTCTTTATTTACATTACAAGTAACCTTAGTTCCATTTACAGTAAAATCACAATTGCCATTTCCAATAATTCTATATCTAGGTTTACAAGTATAAAAATCATTATACAGCAATTTATTTATTTGCAATTCCTTACTAGAATAATAAAGATATTGCCAGGGTTCACAGGTAAAATTAATAGTAAACTTTTGTATCTCATAAAGTTCTTCATAATTAAAATTTTCAATTTCAACATTTTTAACTTTATAGTAGTAGTCAAAATCATTCATTAATCGTAATTTGTTATCTTTTATATTTTCTAGCCAAAAGGTAATATTCCTTATTTTTTGCCTTATAAAATCTAAATTATTTTCTATAAAATTAAATTCTATTTGTATTACAATATCTTCATAAATTCCATTATCTATGTAATAAGAACCATCAGCATTTTCTATATTTATAGTTTTTATTTTTCGTTTAGGAATAGGAATAAAAGGTCTTTTTATAATTTCTAAATCTAAATCACTTTGTTTATTCCCATTAAAAACAATATCATAGCTCATTTTTTAATCACCCACCTTTTGAAACTCTACTAATTCTATTTTGTCTGTTTAATTTATCCATTGTTTTATCGATTGATTTATTTACAATTCCATTTGCATCTACATCAACATTTACAATAGTATTAACATTAGACAATCCTTGTTGAATTACACTTAACATGACATTAGCTAATTTATTATAATCAATCTCAGCACCATTACTATAATTATTTATATTAGATGTTTTTATTAATTGCCTAGATTTTAATGTATCTCTATTATAATAACCACCACTTAACATAAGTGTATTAATTTGTTTAGATACTTCTGCTTTCATATCAGATACACTTTGCATATGTGTTCTAATACCAGTCCCATTAGGAATATAAGCTAATGGATTACTATTATAAGAACCTAACATTCTAACATTATTATTATTTGCTAATTCAAAACCTCTTTCATGGACTGTACTTAAACCACCTTGATAATTATAAGTACCAGTAGCTTTTTCCCCTATACCAAAAAACTCTCCTACTTTTTCAAAGAATGTTTTAACATGAATTTCCTTATTTTCTGGTATTTCATCTACGCTATCTTTTACTTGTCCCATTTTAGTTATAGTTCCATCAGCGTTGGTTTGTATCTCCATAGGTGTTCCATTTACATCTACAATGCTTGTTTTAGTTCCATCTACTTCACTTATAACTTGTTGTAAAGAACCTATTATTTTCCCATCTTCCGATACTATCTGTCCAGCAGTATTCATATGTGCATTTACCATTTCACCCATGGCTTGCTGTACTTTCAACCTATCAGATTCATGTTCTTCACCTAATTCTTTAACTTTATTTTTAAATTGATCTGTATATCCTCCAACTATTCCTGTTGTTTTATTCCAACACCCAGTTATTTCTCCTGTATTCCTATCTACTGTAACATAACAATCCTCCATTGCTCCAGTTACTTCATTTTTAACTTTATACCAACCATCATGGGTTACAATTTCTAATCCATCATAATGTTGTCTAGCATAATCCAACCCTTTTTGAGCTTGCAAGTCAGCATCAGTAAGAATTTCACCAGTATATTGATTGATTAATCCTTTTAACTCTGGATTCATTTCATTAACAACATCAATGCATCCTTGCCAAGTTTCACGTTGTTTTTGAATTATGCCATCTCTTTCTTGTATCTTGGTCTCTATCTGGCTATTCATATTATCTATATTAGCCTGTAATTCTTGTTTTCTTCCTTCATCTGTAGTATTAGCTAATTCATCATTAGCTTGTTTAACTGCTGCTTTCATTTGATCTATACCAGTATTATAAGCTGCTATTTGTGATGAAGATTGTTCATCTAATTGTTTTTTCTTTTCTACTAATAATTCTTTTGCTCCTTCTGCATCAACTTTTTTAATTCTCTCAATAAATTCATTTTTAGCATATAACTGTTCCTGTTCATTATTAGCTAATGCTTCAAGTTCAATCTGCTTGATCCTAGAATTTTTTTCTTGAATTTGTTTTATTTCATCTTCATTTAAATATCCTCTTTCCTCTATTCCTTTTTTATAAATTTCATTAATCTCATTTTGAATATTTTGAATTTCAGTTGTACTTGTTTCATAATTCTTATTTAAAAAATCAAGAACCTTTTGCTCACTTTCATCTACAGTACCATCACTTATTGTAAATAAACTTTTAATTTCTTGTTGTGATTGAACTTGTTTATCTTTTATAGCTTGTATAGAATTTTCACATATTTTATTTATCTTATCTGTAAAACCTTTGCTTTCTTCTTCTGTTATAGCCTTATCTAAATTAATTTCTTTTAAATAAAAATTAAAATCATTTATAGATTTTGTAGCATCCTCTACTTTACTTTTAAATTCATTCCCTATGTCCTCTCCAAATTTCTTATATACAAGTCCACTATCTTCTAACTCTTTTCTATTTTTTACTTGTACACCATTTAAGCTAAGTAAAGCACTTTCTAAAAATCCCATATCTTCTCTAGCTGTAATTACAGTATTATTTAAAGCATCCTGTTCTTTGTTATACAAATAAACAGCACTACTAATTCCAGCAATAGCAATTCCTAATGGTGTCGCTATTTTAGTTAGATTACCTAAAGTTCCACCAAGCTTTCCTACTGTAGTTGCACTTGTTCCAGAAGCCGATGTTAATTTACCTACCCATGTAACTAAACCGCCTACATTAGTAGTAACTTTTCCTATTGCACTTAATAATCCTCCAGATGCAAATGTTATTAATCCAAAATTTACTATAGCACTTTGAGTACTGCTATCTAAGCTAGAAAACCAATCAATCAACTTCATGCCTTCATCTAAAAAGTCATTAATATGTGGCAATAACTCATCTGCTATTTTTATTCCTAAAGCTTCTAATTTAGATTTAAAGCTATCTATCTTACCTTGTGTACTGTTAGCCATTATATCTGCCATTTCTTTTGTTTTTCCATTGCAATTATAAATAGCACCTGATAATTTATTATAATCACTCTCACTTGCATTAACTATCGCCAAAAGACCAGACATAGCTTCTTTACCGAAAATAGCACTTGCTGTCCTAGCCTGTTCAGCTTCACTTAATCCTTCTAATTGGTCACTACCTAATCTACATGCTAGCTGATATTTTTTTTGTTCATCTGTCATTCCCTTTAGTTCTTTTTTACTAAACGTTGTTGATAATGCACTATCTATCTGTGCACTTGTCATTCCTTTTAATGCTTCTTCACCTAATTTACTGGCTATGATTTGTGATTGCTCTTCTTCTGTTAAATCCTTCATGGCATTACCTGCTAATTCAGCTGATGCAGAACTTTCTAATAATGTCATTGCTTGTTTCTTTTCTTCTTCTGTTAATTTACCCATTTTTTCTCTCATGGAATCCATAACTTCTTTTAATGTTTTCATTTTCCCATCTGCATCTGTTAAGCTTATTCCATATCTATCCATAAACTTACTCATTTTTTCAGTAGGTTTTGCTAAATTGGTTAAAGCAGAACGTAAAGCAGTACCACTACTAGATCCTTTAATTCCTGCATTAGCCATTAACCCTAAAGCTATAGCTGTATCTTCTGCTGTAAATCCTAACGCTCCACAAACTGGTGCACAATATTGAAACGACTCTCCTAGCATTTCTACGTTAGTATTCGCATTACTACTAGCACTTGCAATAATATCCGTAAAATGTCCTGTATCTTCTGCTTTTAGTCCAAATGCTGTTAGTGCATCTGTTACAATATCACTTGTTAAAGCTAAATCTGTTCCAGCTGCTGTAGCTAAATTCATAATAGGTTCTAATCCTGCTACCATTTGTTCAGTTTTCCACCCAGCCATTGCCATATAATTTAGTCCATCAGCTGCATCACTTGCACTCCACTTTGTAGTTGCTCCCATTTCTTTAGCTTTTTCAGTAAGTACATTAAGTTCTTGTTGAGTTGCGCCACTTGTAGCCTGTACCTTTTTCATTGCATATTCAAAGTCAGTTCCAACCTTAATAGCATAAGCTGAAAAAGCTACAACTGGAGCTGAAAGTTTTAATAAACTTGCTCCAGTTGCACTAAATACCTGTCCAGTTTTTTGCATTTTATCTCCAGCATTTTGTATACCGCTACCTAAGTCTTGCATTTTTTGTTTATATTGATCTAATACATGACTTTCTAATGTAGAATTAGTTTCTTTAATTTGATTAGATAGTTTTTTCATCTCATTTTCTGTTAATGTTATATTTTGTTCTGTACCATGCAAAGTAGCTTTCATTTTTTCTAGCTGTTCTGTAGCTTTGTTAACAGCTTTTTCATTTACCTCTTCTGCACTATTAAGCTTTTCTAATTCAGATTGTTTTTTAGCAATAGCTTCTTTAGTTTCTTGCATTTTCTTTTTATATGCTTCTAATTTAGTATTATTAGCTGCATATGATTTTTCTAAATAACCTAATTTGCTTTTTAGACCTTCTTGACTTTTTTCAAAATCTTTACTAACACTTTTAGCACTCTTGAATTCTTTATCTAAAGCTTTAATCTCTTTATTTAATGCACTTATTTGCTTGGTAGTTCCTTTGTCTTGAACCCCAAGCGTAATTAATAATTGCTCACTATCTGCCATACCCTCACCTCTAATCTAAACATTTTAAAACTTTTTCTCCATGAGAAATATAAGAACCATTTTCACTCTTTTTAATATTTCTAGTCTTTTTATCACTATGAGCTTCTTTATAGCATTCCAACTGACTAAATATTTTTCTTAATGTGCTATTCCAAAACTCTTTTTCTGTTTTCCCCAAAACTGTTGTATACATATAAAAAAGCCAGTCAATATCAACTAGCTCATTGTTTATTTTTTCTTTTTTTTTACACTTCCATTTGTCTTAGGAAACCCTTCATTGATTATCATAACTAAAGTAGGAATTAACATTATCATTAATGCTAATAAATCAAAATCTCCAGTATATAATTCTTTTCCAATTGGATTTTCTTCATCATTTTTAAGTCTTAATGTACTAGCAATAAAGGCTAGTACTATTTTGTCTTCAAACTTATTTAATTGGACTACACTCTGCAATACGCTTTGTCCTGTGAGCTCCTGAAATATATCCACACTTGTCATATCAAAAGCCATAATATAATTTTTATTATCTATTTTTATATTCTCAATTTTTCTTCTAAGGTTGCTCAATATAATCACTCCTATTATTTCTAACTATTTATTTTAGATAAACACTATTGAAATAATATAAGGCTAGAGAATTTAATCCCTAGCCAAAATATTAAGAAAATTTCCAAGTACCACTAGATAATGTTGCTGTCTTGGCTACTTCATCTAATTTAAAAGTAAATTTTGTAGTGTTTTTAGGTACTTTCAAGAACTTTTTACTATCTACATTAAATGTTACTCCTTCAATTGAAATTTCACTTACAGTTCCAGTTAAATATTCTTTATATTCAACTTCAATACATTCATCTAATGCTATTTCATTATTATTTACAGTTTCACCTGGCATTTGAACTTGCTTAAAGAAATTCTTAATTTTAATTTTATCTACTTCTGGATCATCACCAAATAAAATTAAATCAAAATCTTCACTATCTTCTAATGGTAACGCTCCTCCAGAAATTGAAATAGTAGCAAAATCTATATTATCACTATTTCCTTTCCCTTCTCTGCCTTCTCTAGTTAATGTAGTTCTATAAATCACATTATATGAACTAGAGCCATCAGACCAAACTTCTTCCCATAATAAAGCAACTTCATTTTGTTGATTATTTACATTAGATACTAATTCTCCTTTACTATATTTCTTTCCCATCAATAAAGCTTCCATGGATGGTGGTAACTCATTTGCTGTTATAGCTATATCTATTCCACTTTTCTTCTTCTTTTCTATCATTTTCTTCATATCACCATATGAAGTTCCTGATTTATATTCGTCTGTTGTCTTAATTTCTCCTAAACCTCGGATTCTTTTCGGCACTTCATATGTTCCATCTTCTTTTCTTTTTGCAACATGAATATTTTTGCATCCTTCAACTTGTTTGAAAACTTCTTTTTCTTCTGACATAATATCATTCCTTTCATATTTTGTATCCGATTCGGACACAAAATTAAACAAAATAAAAAGACTAATTTCTTAGTCTTGATTTATTACTCCTATTTTAAATTGCATTGCTGTATTATATATACCATTTTGAGACTGAACAGTTTTTGGTATTACTATTTTTTTAAATCCAGCTTTCAGCATGTATTTTTTAATTTTTTCTTTTGTATGTTCGACTTTAGATATACTATAAACATTTAATAATACAGTATATTTAGTACTTACTTCCTTCATATCTCCATATGAATTAGGAGTTTCTAAGTAATTATAAACAATACATTCTTCTGTTTCATTTTCTCTTTTAATAAAATAAATAGGTAATTCTATATCTTTAAGTGCACTTTTAATTAAATCTCCTATTTTCATATAATCACTATCCATTCCAGCACTCTTTTATTTGTTTTTTAATTTTTTCTTTTAATTTTTTCTTACAATCTTTTTCAATAGATTCAACAGCTTCGTTGAACCACATTACATTATTAGTAATATGATACTGTCCTGTAAAGTTCCATCCATAATCATCATATCCATAATTTTGATAGTAGAGTTCTTTCCATTCTTCAAATGGAGCTTCTGTATTTTTTAACCCAACATCTATATAGCAACTATTCCCATAATTTCTAGTTTCACAAGCTTTTACACAATCTGATTTACTACTAAATGTACCAGTCTTATCCTGTATAACCTTTTCCATATCTTTAGCAACTTCTTCTACTGCTGCCTTAGTTTCTAAATTAGATAATTTATTTAATCTTTTTAATAAATTATCTATACCTTTTATTTCTATACTCATTATTCAATTAGTTCTGCAACAATTTCTAAATATTTATGCTGTTCTTTAATATCACTTGGATAAGTTATATTATAACGTTTATTATTATAAATAATAATATCATTATTATTAACATCAATATTCTTAGGATATCTTATTATAAATCTTTTATTTATAACCTTTGCTTCACCTTTATTTAATGCAATTTCTCTTCCACTAACATTAATAATTTGAGCCTTAGTTGTTAATTTCACTTCAAATTTTTCAGCTGGAATATCATCTTCATCAACTCCACCAGATGCATATTTACCTATTTCTATCTGGTGCTTAAATTCTCCAGGATTTATTATATATAAAGCCATTTTTTTAATTCTCCTACTCTATATTTCTTACAATAAATTAATTCTATGCATATTTAGAATTGATTCTACTATTGGATTCAGTACATTTACTGTCATGTTAGTAGAATAACTCCTATTATCGTACATTTCATTTACTAAAACTAATACTGCTAATGTAACATCTTCATATTCATTTAATGTTTCTTCATCTACTCCAGTATAATTTTTTATATATGCCTTTACTGCAATTAAAATAAGTTCTAATTCTTTATGTGTCTGTTCATCGTCATAAGCATTACAGTATCTTATAAGCTCATTAGTTGTTATTTCACTTACTTTCACATTAACACCACCTATAATTAATGAAGGTGAATATCACCTCCATGCTAAGATGCCTTATTGAATATTCCAACTACTTGTTGATCATCTTTAACTTTACCATCAAGATAAATATCAGCACCATATCCCACTAATCCTCTTCTTATATATGCAGAATCATTGTAAACATATAAAGCTAAAGACTTTTGTGTATTTGTATGATATGCCTCTGCTGTTGCTAAAACTACTAGACACTTAGCTCCTGTATCTGTTGGTAATGCCATTGCATCAGTAAGCACAACTGGTAATCCTAAAATAGTATACCCTGTTCCATCTGCAACATTTGGCTGCAGTAAAGGTCTACCCATGCTATCTTTGATTAAGTCAACTAATAAGAAAGTTTCTGAATTCATAAACCATTTAGCATTTTTAACTACTTTCTGCTTTATTTTAGATTTTGCTTTCTTAAAATCATCAAGAGCAATATCACCTCTAGTACTAACAGTTATCTTGTTAGCTGTTTTAATTCCAGTTACAATGCCTGTAGGTTGTCCTGTTCCAGTTCCATTGAATATTGCTGTTTCAATGGAATCTGTCATAGTATCGGCTATATCACCCTTAATAAAACCTTGTAAATCTAATTCTTCAACATTAATCATTTGTTGAGTTAGTGCAGATTCCCTGTACAATCTATTTTGACCTAATTCTATAATATCAAGTTTTGGTATAGATGCAGTAGGATCTGTAGTAGGATTTTCAGTTACCCATTCAGCAGTACCACTAGATGCCTGTTTAGGAATTCTAAGATTTCCTTTTATAGAAGTACCATTAAAGAACTTATATACATCACTTCTATCTTTAATTTCTTTAATTATATTTTGTGATAATTCTTTATTAACTACAAAACCACCTTCTGCATTAGTTGTTGTATTCATAGCACCTGATTCTGCTCTTGTTTCAGAAATTTTCCCAGTAAATATATATCGTAATTCTTCATTAGCTATTTCTTCAGAAGTTCTAGTTTCTTCTTTTTTATCCTTTTTAACTTTTATTTTCGTTTCTAAAGTTCTTTGTTCTTCAATAGCTTCAAGAGTTGCATCTATTCCAGCTATATCATTTTTAATTTCATTATATCTCTTTGTATCATCAGTAGATAATACTCTTGTTTCTGCTTTAGCATTATCTACTATTGTTCTCATTTCTTCAACTAAAGCTTCTCTTTTTTCAATAAATCCTTTTTCTTCGCTTGGTAAAGTTCTATACTCTGCCACTAATTTTTTAGCTTTGTTCTTTATCATTAAAAAACCTTCTTTCATAAAAACTTGCATAATAAAAAGGCTTATTTATCAGCCTTTAATATTTTTTCTATTTCATTATAATATTGTGTATAATCTATTTTTTCAGTTCTAGTTTCTTTAGTACTTTCATCAATTGTAATAGCCCTAAAGTCATTTGTTCTACTCTCAGTAACTATTTCTTTTTCATCTCTTGTCTCTATACTTGTAGCTATATAAGCTGGATTTCTGGTATTATCAACTATAGATACTTCAAATAGATCTAATTCTTCAACTGTTCTTTTAGAATATCCTTCTTCTGTATCTTGCCATGTATCTTTTTCAGAATAAAAACCAAAGCTCCAACCTCTTAATTGTTCATTCTTAGCTTTTTCAATTACGTCTGCATCTGTTACAGTACATATTGCTCTTAATCCTATATTGTCCTCAAATAGTTCTAAATTTCCTTCACTTGTAGATCCAAGTTTTCTGTTCTTATCATGATTTAAAAGTAAATCAACATTACTTCTTTTTTCTAATGACCTTTGAAATGCTCCTGGTTCTATTTGCTCTTTGAATTTTCCTTTAATACTAGGAATTAGCTTGCTATATCTTTGAACAGCATTTACATATCCATCTAATATAACACCATCATTCCTTATCTCTATCCTCATTTTCATTCTCACCCCCTTTCAAGTTAGATGTCTTATCTGTATTTGGAGTATATATACTTCCTGTTTTAGTATTATAAAGTACATCCTGTAATCCCAATTTAATAACATCATTGAAAGCTTCAATAACTTCTTTATTTTCTTCATATCTAACATCATTAACAGTTAAAAATCCGTTTTTAATACCTATTTCATAAGCTTTATAACGTTTTTCAATATCTCCTTTTAATAATTCTTTTATATCAAATGCAAAATAAAAAGACTCCTTCTCTATTTCTTGAAGTAAGTCTCTGTTTAATGCAGTTAAAATAATTTGAATTATAGGTAATATTGCCATTTTAACAAACTTTTCATACACATCATTGTTTTCTTTACCTTCACCAGTAAGCATTGCAGAAGGAACTTTTAATATTTTACAAATTTCATTACCATTCGAAATCTTATTTTCATTCATCTGCATTTCTGTACTAGTTGAACTACTTTCTTGGAAATCTAGTCCATTATTAAGAACTATACAATTTTCACTATTTTGTGAATACATAGTATTCCATTGTTCTTTAAGAAGTTTAATTGCATTTTTATCTAATGTATCTTGAGCTTTAATGAAACCTTTCTTATTCCCTCCAGTTTTAGCTAATATATTCTCATACAATAATGAATTGTATGATACTGAAATAAGTGTGGGATTACTTTCTATTATTCCATCACCAGTTGCTCCATCTTTACTGTTTCTTAAAATTTTTAAAAACTCATACGGCCTGTAAAATTCCCCATTAACTGAAATATCATAATTCTTAAATATTGGATCTATATTTTTATTAATAGATACATGTTTTTCATCAACATAATGTAAGCTCTTAACTTTACCATTTACTCTATTAATATAAGCATATCCATTTCCCATTAATAGATAATCATCAATTAGTGCTTTTTTTAACTGATATGCATCTAAAGTATCACCAGTATCATCATTTAAAAGTTTTATTCTATTATCATTTTTAATTTCTTCAACAGTACCATTATTTTCTTTATAAAGTTTAATAGGTAGTGTTGCTATAGTATCACCAATTAAATCAACACATGCAGCTAATGTTGGTATATTTAATGCAATTTCCTTATTTACATTATCAGCATTTATATATGATTTTAATAATGCATCAAACATTTGAAATAGATTGCTTAAATATTCTTCACTATCAAGATTTCTTTTCTCTTTTTTCTTAAACCATGCCAATTAATCACCCCCTTGCATTTTAAATAACTTGAATAGTGCATACTTTCTTGTTTAATCTAGATTCATATAATAAATACAATGCATCAACTATACTCATACAAATATCTATTTTACCTTTTGATTTTTTCTTATTAAGGTATTTATTTAAGTTTGTGTCTTCTGTCTGTCTAGCATTAACAAAATTAATTATTAATAATCTATTTTTATCGTATTTATATTTCTTAGATAAAATAGACTCCTTAAGCCATTTAATAGGTTCATGAAGTATTGTACTAAATTGTTTTACTTCAACACAATCATATCCAGCCTTTGACCATATTTGAGCACTTGGTCTTGCATTTCTAATGTCATAACCAATCTGCTTTATTTTTACACCATAATTCTTTTCTAAGTTCAATACATGATTTTCAACAGTTTCATAATCAATAACATCATCACCGCAAGCAATGCACGTTCCCTTATCAATTTCCTTTTGATAATCAACATCTTCATTTCTTGATTTTTCCTTAACTCTAAGTAATGGTATAAACGCCCAGCTTTTAGTTATTATATTGCCATCATCATCTAAAGCAACCATAGAAATAGCTGTGTTATCATCTGTTTCAGCAAGATCAACACCCACAAAAACTTCTTTACCTTCCCATATAATATCTTCATCAGCTTCACATTCTTTTATCTGCTCTTCTGTTACATATGATTCTCCACTATTTTCAGGCATGAAATAATTCATACTCTTGGTTAAATACTCTTCAACAAGATTTTCTTGAATTAATGCTTTCTCTCTATCTTCTCTAATAGTATTGTAATTTTCTTCAATTCTTAATGGATTAGCCTGATACATTCCTATATCATCCCATAGATGTTCTTCATCAGCATAATATAATAATGCAAACTGCCTTTCATTTTTAAATTTTCCATCAAATACTTTTCTTATAGTTTCAATGTCTGGTGTCATTATACTATTATCAATTGCATATGCAGTTGTAGTTCTAAAAACAAGTGGATTAATTACATTTTTCTGACCCGATTTCATAGCAGTAAAGTTACTATTATCTTTAAAATTTCCATGTTCATCTGATACAAATGCACTAGGTCTTATTGAGTTATTCTTACCACTTTCAGCAGTTCTTGGCTGAAAGAAACTTTTAGTTATTTTACATTCAATAGGTCCAATTTTAGTTTTAGACCAAGTAAAATGTTTTGCTATAAGTGGACTTGCTTCTAGAATCTGAACCATAGATTTTCTTATTTCTGCTGCAAGTTCTTTTGTTAAACATATTGAATAAAATTCTGAATAATCTTGTTCTGTAAGCATTAGAAGTAAAAAAATAAGACCTACAACAGCAGTCTTAGCATTCTTTCTTGCTATGTATAAAGTAATATCATTATATCTGAACTTATTCTTATTATCTTTAAATCTCCATCCAAAAATATTGGCTATAAGAAAACATTGAAATCCAACTAAGTTTTTTAAAACCTGCTCCCCAGCAACAAATCCTGTCGCAAAATTAAAAAGTTTCAATAGATTATTTATAATCTTTAGCTTTTCTTCATCAAAATAGAAATCAAAATTTTCTTCATATTGTTTCTTCTCATAGTCAATTAAGAACCACTTGCACTGAATAATTACTTCTTTTGTAGTTATCTCTTTACCATCTACAACATCATTAGCATATTTTAAAGCATTATCTAGTAAAAACATTATTCACCTCTTAAAGCTTTAATAACTGCATCTTCTTCAGCATTTTTAGTATTAATATTTATATTTGCAATCTTTGCCCTGCTCTGTGGACTTAAGCATAATTCGTTGCAGCATCTATAAAAATCCTTATCATAACTGTCTTTCTTTGACATAACATCTTTATTGAATAATAGATTTTGCTTTTGATTGACTAAAGATTCTATGTAATGTAATCTATCAATTGCTATTGCTGCCTTAGTTAATAAAAACTTATCTAAGTTACTTAAAATTTCACTTGCTTTAAGTTCATCTACAATAAATTCAAATAGTTTGTATTGGCTTTCTGTAAGTGGCATTGATGGAATAATATTATTAGCATTTCCCCTTATTAATTTTTCTTTTTCAATTCTTGAATTAATTTCTTCTTTAGTTTGTGAACATTCAGTTAATATTTTTGCAGATTTACATGGTCTAGCCAAATTTTGCCCTCCTTCCTTCCTAATAAAAAAGTTTCATTTTACAGATTTTTTTACAGCGTACCAGGCACTGTTCTGATAAAAAAATTATTATCCTACTGAATTTATACCCGGGGGGGGGATCTTTAAATTTATTTTCAATCTTTCTTGCTCTTTCTTTATACTTCCCTAGAGTAAAATCAAATCTTTTGAAATCTTTAAGCATGTCTCTTAACAGTTCTTGAGTTTCTTCTTTATTTATTTTGTAAAGATTCTCTACTACAACTCTGTGGTTGAATCTTGTCAATGGAATTAAATTATCGTAGTCAGTTGCTTTGCTTTCATCGTCTAAAATTTCAATGATGTGATGAGTGTCTGTTGCTTTCTTTACATTTCCATCCACATATAATGACCATAAGCACATATACCTATAATCCCTTAAGACTATTTGCCTTATGGATCTGTATGATTTAGATTCATAAACTTTATTATCTTTTCTAGTTCTATCAGTTCTACGCTTAGAATGTGGACATATATGTGGCTTTTCAACTATGCCGCAATAGCTACAAGATACTTTCATTATTCATCTTTCTCACTAAAATATAATGTTGATGATGTTTTTTTAATATCATCTATTGTAATTTTAGGCGGTTTACATTCTCTACTAAACATTAAATCCATAAACTTATTAGCCATAATGGTTACACATATAAGTGATGTTATTTGAACTAATTCATGCATAATAATAGCCCTCCTTAATATATAATTTTAGAATTAACTTCTTTCTCTTTAAGCTTAGTAAGTTTCTTATCATTAGCAACTTTATTAGGATCATCTGACCACTTAGCTTTTTTCATATTGTTTAACCAATATTTTTGTGCTGCTAAATCAGGCTTGCAATACTTCTTTACTTTCTTAATAACAACTCTTTCTTTAGTCAATACTGTTTGACCATCTTCTGCTGTAATTTCTTCTTTAACTTTTACTGGAACTTCTTCCTCATATTCATAACCAATGCAGTTATTAAAAAGAGCCTGTTCAACTTCTTCATTCTTCTTATCTTTACATTGAGCCATTAAGTCCTTTAAAGCCTTATTTGAGGACTTATATCTCTTAAAAGTTGAATAGCTTATGTCTAACTTTCCTGCAATTTCTTTATCAGTACAACCACTCTCAGCCATTGATTCTATTGACTTTAGGTTATCTTTTATTATATCTTCAACCGACTTCATTTTCCCTCCTAACATTGAGCTATCACTTCAAAACAAGGCTCAATAATTTTTTATATTTCCCTAGCTTATAATTTCACTATAAAAATTAATAAATCAATAGATAATAACAATTCGTTGTTAACCTTTGATTTTACTAAGCTCCCATATGTTTTTTGATTTTATTTATAATAGGTAATAACATGGAGAATTACTGATACCATTTTTAAGCTACATATAATAGTAAGAATTTTTTATTTATATACTAAATAAGTACCATTTTATTTTTTACCGATTATAAGTCCTTATCAGCTATTTTACCAGCATCCTCTAACATGATATCTTTAAGTCCCAAATAACGTTTTGTTTCTTCAATTGACTGGTGATTTAAAGCAACTCTGACTTTTTCTATGTTATGATTAGAGTTTTCATAAATTGTAGTAGCATAAGTCTTTCTAGGACTATGTCCACTTATATGTTTTAATCCAATCTTTTCACCAACGGCTTTTAATATAGCACTATATGATTTTTGACTTATATATTCATCTCCCTCACCTTTATTAGATTGAAATGCAAATTCTTTTCTTTTTTTATTTTTAATATATTCTTCTAAATATTTTTTTAATGAAGAACCTATAATAGCTTTTCTTTTATCAGGCTTCTTTCTATTGGGATGTTCCGCTAAACTGCTTTGCCATTGTTTAAATTGCTTACTCTCCTGGATTAGAAAAAATCCTTCACTTAGTGCATCATCAATTTCTCCAATTGTAAGTCCAACAAGATCACCTAATCTATATCCTGTAGCCCTAGCTAATAAGAACAGTGTTATATTTCTGTCAGCATACTTTTTACTATGCTCTATTAATGTTTCTTTAAATCTCTTATATTTATTATCTGGAATTGGGGATGCTGTACCCTTTTCCCAGTTTCTCTCTTTTTCTCCTGTCATTACTTTACCTGCTTAAGAGCTCCTTTGTGCCTTTTATAAGAACTGTGACTCATTAATTCTTTTATTTCCCGTTCGCTTAATTTCTCACTATTCTTTTTATCTTTTATTTTTATAAGCTTATTGTAATTACCAACATCATTTTCTCTTAACACATCTTTTACTCTCATAAACTCCCCTCCTAAAAATTACAACTAAAAAAGAGCTGCTATATTATTTCCTAATATAACAACTCTTTTTAACATCTATATATTTTTATTTTCATTTACTAATCTTCTTGGTGTATCCCATGTTACAATTGGAGCAACTTTTTTATTTATAATTATATCTCCATCAGGTTTTGTTTTATAAATAGATCTATTCTTTTTTATAAAAGTACTATCTCCCATAAACTTATTAGATTCATAATTAACGGCTTTTATAACTTCACGTCTTTGAACTACAGCAATCTCATGATCGTATTTTAAATAATTAAAATTTCTTTGGATACATTTTTTTATTGTATCTTTTTTTGAATTTAGTTTTTTTGCAATCTCTGAAGTTGTTAATCCCTCTAAATATAATTTTTTAATAAGTTCTTTATTTAATTTAGCTTTCAAATCATCAACTCCTAAAAAAATGTATAGTTCACCCAAACCAAAAAGGGGGACATTCCTTATTTTTATAAAAGAAAATTGAGAAATATCTCTCTTTCTTTTATGGTTATTACTTATTTATGTACTTATCTTAACATAATCTAAATTACAAATGTGAGAAGTTTTTGAGAAATTTTTACTACAAAAAAGGTACAAAAATATAACAAAAAAGTGCCAAAAATATGACACTTTTAATCAACTAAATCCTTTGAAATCCTCTTTAATGCTTTATTTATACTATAATCAATTTGTCTTTTAGTTCTATCTAATTCTCTTGCTACTTTTGCTTTTTCTTTTCCTTGTAAATAAATAAGACTTATGACTTTATAATCTTTAGTTGAAAGTAAACTTAATACATTATCTATTTTTTTATTTTTTAACTCTAGTTTTTTTATATCTAACTTTATTTCCTGTATCCTTTCATCATCATCATTTGCACCATTTATAATTAAATTCTCTATTTCAAGATTCTTATTATCTATTTTACAAACTCTTTCTCTATATAAATTAAATTGTTTTTTTATTTCTCCCATGTTTATCACCTATCCCTTATTTTACTTTTATGTTATAATTTAGATAGATGAATTAGAGAACTGGTGTTTCAATTCAAATTCTCTAATTGAATTTGTAAGGTGTTCGTGATGAACACCTTTTTTATATCTTGTACACTTTATATACAAAATACGTATCTTATTAGTATTGCGAATTACTTAGGTTCAATTACTAATTCAATTTTTCTATGAGAATTTGCTTTTATAATTTTATCTGCAAATTTCTGAGCCTTTTCTTCCGTAGTAAAATCTTTTGCACTCTCTCTGATAAGTGTTCTTCCTGGATCTCCATCCCAAGGTGCAATCCAACAATCATGGTCACTAAATTTTAATATAAACATATATTCCGCTCCTTTTAATTTACATATTTAAATATAATATATATTCTCCATTTGACCTAACATATGGTAAAGTATTGTTAGAAAGGAGGTGCTTATTATGTTAGAAAACTTAAAATTAAATATTTCTGTTGATTCATTAATAAAAATAATTACTGTTTTAATTACTGTTATATCTACTTATTTAGTTGCTAAATATAATTCAAATACTCCACGTAAATTAGAAATTAAGCAAAAACAATTTGAAAAAGTATATCTTCCAATTTATAAAATATTATTACCTGATTTGGGATATAATATCGAAAAAAGCATTGCAATAGATTACGTTAATAAAATACATCCTATTTTGTGGGATAACTATGAATTTGCTTATCCTCAACTGCATAAATTATTTAATGATTTTACTTTTTCCCTTGATTTAAATGATGATTATCAAGAAATATTTAATAAAATTTGTTATCAAGTCAAACTAGATTATGATTTATTAAAAAAGTCTCTTGGATACCCTTCTGAAAGCTTTTTGGGTATATTTATAAGAATGAATATTGATGATAAATTCAATGAAATATTCGGTTGGGTAAATATATTTTTTCTGTTAAACCCTATTATTTTAATTTTTACAGACAAAATCCCATTTGTTAATCAAAATTATCTCAAACTTGTACTATTTAATTATTTATTTTTATCAATACTTCTTTTTTGGGAGGCACATATAAACAAAGTCCCTATTTTTTTAAAACATAAACAGAAATAATCCAACTATATAAATAATCAATGCTTCAACATATCCAATTCTTTCTGAAATATATATATATGTACAAGTTACATATATTGTTATAAGTAAAACTCTAATATTAATTTTCATATCCTAAATCCTCTTTTTCTGCTCTTGAACTAGAACTTCAAGAGCAGCTCCTTCAATATCATAATATTTAATATTTTCCATCGTTTTTGCCTTATTTAGCGTTTATGCTTTTTAACACTTTTAATCTATTTATTTTACTTAATCATTTCTACATAACATGAACTAATATTTTTTAATTTCTTATTCCGGTACCATTGCAATATTTGCATTTAACTTCTTTGTTTTTACCTATAACCGAACCATTGCTTATAATCACACTTTGCATAGCCTTTAATTTTCCACTTCCAAAACAATAGGAGCAAATATTAATTTCTTTCAATGGTTTAATTGTAATATCCATTACCTCACTTCCTTCACATTTTTTACATCTTGCCGACCTCGACAACTCATTTAATCTAAGAATTATGCATTTAAGTGAAAAATAAAATACACAATGTAAGGCTATAAAACCTATAATTTTAAATATATCTAACATATCCTATCTTTATCCTTTCTACATATTCCGAACTATCTTAGTCCTAAATATTTAGTTGTTTTAGAAATATCTCCATTAAATTCAAAGTAAGTATACATATTACTTTCTTTAGTTGGTACTGCTCCAATAAACTTTAACTGATCTATTAAAAACTTCTCACTCTTATTACTACACTTAACTCTAGTTGTATTTTCTTTAATCAACCTTGCTTCCATGCTCTCACCTCATTGGCTCAAAATATTCATTTAAATGTTCATTCGTAATTTCAATCCATCCAAATACATTATGTTCAAGCCTTACTTCTCCACCTACAAGCCTATACTCTTCATCTTCTGGAACATACCATACAGTGCCGACTTCTACATCTGTATATTCATTTTCTATATCAAATCCATTGTCATCACATAGTGGAACATTAAATCCTTTTATACATACATATTCTTTCATTACTGCTCTACCTCACTTTCTTCTAACTCTTTTTTAATTATTTCTGCAAACATAGGCATTATTTTTTTGCAAAGAAACATGCTTGTGGAGAACAACCAGTTACCACTTCAAAGTTATACCAAGGTTCACAATACAATTCATTAACAATACTGTTGTCGCATAATTCTCTTTGGCAACTTTCTGCTGAATAATACTCTATTTCTTCTACTATGTTCCATAGCTCTCTAGCCTGTTCTTTGTTTAAATAATTTTCTCGCCTATCTTCTATTATTTTCTTTTTCCAATTTTCTTTCGTTTCATCATCATAAAAATAATCATCTTTAGCTACCTTTCCTAAAAAGTAACTTGGATCGTCTGCAAGTTCTAAAATAAAATGCTTAAAACTTTTTCTTCCATGATATGGCCATGAATAATTGTAATCACCAAAACTACTATGAGCTTGAAATAATCCTGTAGATTCATCTATTGTTATAAAGGCCCACTCACCTCTATTGAACCTAATATCATATTTTTCACAAGTTGATTTTTTGCATGTATATTCCTCCATCTTACTTCACCCCTTCTGACTTAAATTGGCTCTTTATTTTTAGATTTTTCAATATCGCTAATACATTTTTCACATAAGTGTATAGTTCCTTGTATACCAGCTATATTTTTTAATATAAAAACTTTTTCTGTTCCTGGTATATTTTTTAAACATCCGCAACACTTATCGGTCCATCCAAGAACTCTAACATTTATATTCATCTTTCTTCGTCCTTTCTGACTTTATAACTTAACTCCAAGCCTTCTAATCTTTCTTTTTTTTCTGATAGTTAAAATACACTCATAATCATCTTCTTTAAGCATATCTACTAATTCTTCTAATGTTTCAAACATATAACAACAATCATCTATGTCTAATGCTTTAACTTCTGGCATTTCTATACCCTTTCTACCTTATATTTCTCCTGTTAATTTAACTCCAGCCATTTCTCCATTATCAGATTCAAAGCAAATCATAACTCCATTGCTCAAATGTTTTCCTGTTATAGTTAACCCATTATCTAATGCCTTGTTGATTAACTCACTTAATTTAACTTTATAATAAACTGGATCATCTTTTCTTAATCCCATCTTCTTCACCTCTTCTAACACTTAATAAATCCTTGCAATAAACATTTAGCAGCATTTACACCTTTTTCTCTAAATGTTTTTTCAAATTCTATATATTTATTTAACTTTTCTTCTGTTATCTGACCATCATAAAATAATTTGTATTTAACTATTACTGATGTTGAAGTATTTTTAATCTCTTCAAAAGTCCATTCGTAACCTTTATAACAATAAACAAGTACTTTTCTTACTGGACATATTCTTCTCTTAAATCCGTTTTTAAGCATCCAATTCACTTTATATTCATTTATGCTCATACTTTCTTCGTCCTTTCTGACTATTGCCTATTAATTTAATATAAGATTACTAGCAAAAAGCATAATCCAAATGAAACTATAATTTTTATTTGTTCTTTAGTTTCTAGCTTATTGCTTATAGTAAAAATATTAAAAACTGATATAGACATAACTATATAAAATAACATATTTATTAAAATTCTAAATTCCTTATATATCGTAAAGTAATCTCCATGTAACATCATAAGTACCTCTTTTTTAATATATTGGGGGATTTCTCCCCCTTTTATAAAAATTGCAGTAACTACCTTTTGAAATCCCATTTTCATCAGTCTGCAAATTTTAGCTTAATTAATAATATCTCTAATATTTCTGAGTACCCTATTTGCATCTTCTTGACTTAGATCCTGTATATATTCATCAAATATTTCTTCTAAGGACTTTTCAGGTTGATTAAAATATTGAATCACTATATGGTCCACTATTTTTTCTTTATCGTTCATATAATTTATTCTCCTCTTATCTCTTTCTCGACTTCCAGCAATATTCTAGAATAATTGTTTAGATCCACTTTTCCTGTTTTATATCCAGTTGCCATACTCATACATAAAGCATAATTCATTAATTTCTTACTTTCTTCAAGCAGAGTTTCTAAGTTATTACCCGTATGCCTTCACCTCTCTTTATTCAGAATCCCATCCTAATAATTTTTTTTCTAAATTATTCATTTCTTCATCATTTGAGTAATAATCACGAGCTTCAAAATTAGCGAATTTAAGATTAGAAGATCCTTTAAATTGTTTTTCAACAGTATATTTTTTTACCTTTGCTTCTTGTTCCTTATAATTTCCTTCAAGAACTTTAATAAAATTATTAGGTTTTATAAGCCAATCAAATGTTATTACCCATGATTTATTATTTTGACCTTTAAGAAAAGAGCTGTTTTGTATATTGCTAATAGCCTTTAATACATTTTCAATACCATATTCCTTGATTCTTGCATTAAGTAATTTCTGTCTATTGGTTCCACTCTTTATTCCAACTACTTTTTGTAATTTAAGTTCATTCCAAGCATCAATTACTTGTTGTACTGCTTTAGTACAACTAACTATATCTTTAGATATAGTATTATCTATTGTATTATTAATTGTATTATTAACTTGTATTATTCTCTTCCCGATTTTTCGTGATAGGGTATCACGATTTTCTTGGATAGGGTCTCCATTTTCTTCGTGATAGGTATCATGATTTTTAATGATAGGGGTATCACGATTTTCTTGGATAGGGTATTCTGTTTTTTCTGTAGGGGTATCATCTTTATTTATTACTGGATTAACATTTATTTTTAAATATCTTTTATCAATTTCATTTGTTCCAGGCTTGTACTTAAATTCAGATATTAAGTACCCCTTTTTTACTAAATTATTTATCCAAACTGATATTGTATTTTTACTTACTCCGTATAAATCTGCAAAATAATTATTTGTTGCCCAACAGAATCCTTTTTCGTTACATAACGCTGTTATTTCCCCATATAGAAGCTTTGCATTAGCCGTTAAATCTTTATCATAACGCACATTGGCTGGAATTATTGCATAATATGCTTTTATTTCACTCATCATTTCATCCCCATTCTTGTAAATTAACTCTAAATTTATATAATTAGTATTATTATTAAAATAACTCTATATTTTTACATTAAAAAATAGTAAAAAAATTATTGATTATAAGAAATTAGATATTATCATCAATTTCTACTAATCCTCTTTTCATTAGCTGTTTCATTTGTTTATCATAATTCTTGAAATATAAATATGTGCCCTCATTAAGCTTATATCCTGCCATTTTAAACACTGTTTCATTAGTTCCTGGTACTTTACTTGACTCTAAAATGTTTTTAATGTATAAGTCTAAAAGTGCCCCTTTGAAAAAGGCTCGAATCTTTTTTTCTAAAATATCAATTCTATCCACATCATAAAAAATCGAAGTAATTTTGTCATTTGAAATTATTATTGTAGGATGTGAATCATATTCTGCAATCTTAGCAATTTGTTCTCTGATAGTTCCTATATATTTCTCTTTATGATCTATATTATTTTCTTTTTCATCAGCAATTTTCGCACTGCTAGATACAACAATATCATTCTTAGACTTAGATTTTGAGTACATTTCATCTAAGAGCTCTTTATCTTCTTTTCGATCAACTGGCTGCTTTATTCCTTGCACTAATATATCCACTTCTAACTTATGATCCTTAGTATTCAAATCTTTAATTTCATCATGTATTATTTGCTGTTCTTCTTTAGTTAAACTGCTTAATGTATGAGCTTGTGTTAGTGTTATATCCTCTTTATTTAGCTTCTCTTTAAGTTCTGGTATTAAATCCTTATCCACCTTCTTATAACGCCCTACTTGAACTCCTGACAGTCCTAAATCTTTTCCTATAAGATCTCTTGTCTTACCTTCTAACTTTTCACCATTTTTTCTTTTTTGCTTATAAATGTTTTCAAGCCTTTTAATACCTTCCATTTTTTCAGTTGGAGTAAGCTCTCTTGAATCTAAATTCGCATGTATTAACATAAGTTCTGCATCTAAATCATTAATATCCCTAATCTGACATGGAACTTTTTCATATCCAAGCTTTTTTAAAGCAGTATATCTTCTCTCACCAGATATAATTTCATAAGTTCCATTACCTATATCTCTAACAACTAAATTATGCATAAGTCCATTTTCTTGAATAGATGCTGCAAGCTCTTCAATCTCTCTAATTCCATAAAAGTTATTTTTTGAAGGAACTAGACTATTTATATCTAATTCCTTTGTAAAACTCTTTTTTTCTACTCCATTAACTCTGTTTGCTATCCCCTTTAAATATGATGACATAGTAATTCCTCCACAAATTTCTTATAATCCCTAGATGCATTAGCGTTTGCTTTAAAATACACAACTGGAGTAGATTCAAATGTACTTTTAACAACATCAACATTATCTCTTATAGTCTGATTAAATATTAAATCTCCTAATTCTTCTTTAAGCTCTTGCTTTATCTCTTTATGAATTCTTGTTGATTTATCCTTTGTTATCAAAATTCCAAGTAAATTTAAATTAGGGTTAAATTGTTCTCTTACCCCTTCTATGCTACTCATTAGATATTCAAAACCATCTAATCCAAACTTGTCTATCTTAAGCGGTACGATAACATGATCACTTGCAACTAATGCGTTAGTAGATAACATTCCTAAGCTTGGAGGGCAATCAATTAAAATATAATCAAAAGCTTCTTGGTCTTTCACGCTTAACCATGTTTTAAGCCTTGTTTCTTTAACTCTCTTAGTATCCGTAAGTATCTCTTCTTCGCTCATAATTAAATTTATGTTACCTGGAAGTAACCATAAACCATCATATTTAGTAGGTTGGATACCTATATCTTCTCCTCTTAATACTTCATAAGTTCCCTTCACATGAGAATCATACATATTCAAATACTTAGTTGCATTGCTTTGAGGATCAATATCTATTATTAATACATTCTTTCCCTCTTTACCTAATTGCGCTGCGACATTAACACATGAAGTTGTTTTTGCAACTCCACCTTTTATATTTAAAAAACTTATAACTTTCATCTCTTTACATCTCCTAACAAATAATTTATAATGGAGATACGGATAGCCGTCCGTATCTTAAGCTATTGAACCTTTATACAAGGTTCTTTTTTATTTGTTGTTATAAAATTCACATCTTTCAAATTTTCCACAACAAAAGTTAAGTAAATGAATTTTTCTACTTTCTCTATTTTTAATTTTTTCACTCAAATAATGAGCCTTATTAGTGAAAAATGGACATTTTATTGTGCACACTTGAATTGCTCCCTTCTCTCTTGAAGTACATAATTTAAATTTGTTATATTATCAAGATCATTTAAATCTTTTCCTTCTGCCCACCCTAAAAATCTTTCTATTTCTACTTTCCTTACTTTAAGTCTTCCAAGCTTTAATGCTCTTAATATTCCTTTTTCTATTAATCTTCTTACAGTTGGTTCATCTGTTTTTAAAAGTTTAGATGCTTCTTTGACTGTAAATAAAATATCTTCCATTAACTCTTCCTCCTATTTTGCAAATTTCAAAGCCATAATAGCTTCAACAACATCATCAAGTTCTTTCATAATCTTGGCCCAGCGAGGCTTTTCTTCATCATCAATAATTCCATCACATGTAATTTCTATCATTTCATCTTTTAACTTTATAAAATCGCTAACTTCCTTTTGAAGCCTTAACATCGCAAGTGGCAATTCCTTTATTTCTATATTGGGTAAATACTTTTGTCCTACTTCTGCACTAGTTTTTAAATGTTGATAAGCTAAATATTGAGCATTGTAAATTTCAATCATTTTTATAACTACTCTATCTGGTGGAACTCTTTTTCCTCCTTCATATGCTCTTACGCTATCTACAGATATATCTAATAGCTCACATGCCCTTTCTTGAGTTAAGCCTGTGCTTTCTCTTGCGATTTGATAAATATTTCTATATTCTTGCATAATTATTTCTCCTCTCTAATCCCCTTATGATAAAATTATGTTGAAAGGGGGTTAATTTTATGAAGTTAAATTTAAAACAAATTCAAGCTGTAGAAATTTTATTACAAAAATTAAATCATCATTATAATTATGTATCTGCTAATGAACATCTAAGTCTTATAATAAAAATTAATAATTCATTATGGAAAGGAAATTTAGTAACACATACAAATTCATATATTTCTAACTATTATATTGATTTTGATGGTTGGATTGAATCATATAATTATACTCAGAATGAGATATTTAATATTTCTAGCAATTTTAATTTTAGAAAATATCAACATATTAAATTAGAGTCATCATATCTTCTTCTTGAAGAATTAATATCAGTAGCTAGAACTATTAATACTTTTTTAATTGATCTTAAACCTATATTATTTAATGCTGTTAATTTAACAGATAATTTTGAATTACCTTATTTATTACTAAATCCTAATGATGAATTTGAAATTGTTTCAATAGTATCTAACACTATAGATGAGTGTATTCACTCATAAATTTTAAATTTCTATAAATATATTCAAGGGTTACATATGCGTCAACATATGTTAACTCTTTTTCTTTTAATTGAGTTATTATCTCTAAACTCAATTCTTTAAGTTCAGGCTTTATATCCTGTTCTAAAAGAACTTCTTTGGGATTAATATTCATTTTGAAGTTTTGTAAATATAATTGTAAATTTTCTTTCTCTTTCATCTAGTTCATCCACCTTCCATTATTTTTATTAATCTAATGTACAAGCCTACAGCATTTTGGAATATTATGTATGCTTGTGCCATGTATTTTTTCAAGGTTATATATTAAAATATAATTAGCATTTAAACAACGTTTCGTTGTATTAACTTTTAAAAAAAATTTCTTCAATTGTCACACCATAAAATTTAGCTAATGAATATGCAACTTCTATTGAAGGCTTACGTTTGCCAGTCTCTAGCATTCCATAATAGCTTGTAGTTTTATTTATTTTTTTAGCCACATCTTTCTGAGTTAAAGAATTTTTGATTCTCAATAATAACAATTTATTTTTCATACTCTCCCCTCTTTTCCAACGTTTCGTTGTATTAATTTTATAACAACAATTAGTTGTTGTCAATAACCTTACAACAACTTTTTGTTGATTTTATTTATCAATACAACTTAAAGTTGTATAATTATATTAAGAATATATTTGGGGGTATTATTATGTTTGCAAAAAGACTTAAAGAACTACGCTCTGAAAAAGGTGTTGTACAAAAAGATGTTGCAAATTTTTTAAATATAACAACAAGTGCTTATGGTTTCTATGAGCAAGGAAAAAGAATTCCTGATACTGAAATAATGATAAAATTATCTAATTATTTCAATGTTTCTTTAGATTATTTACTTGGAAAAACAAATGTAAAAAAATCTACTGTGACTTCACCTAATGCAAGAAATTATACAGATGATAATGAAGTTACCATTGCTTTGCATAGTGATGTTGAATATGATGATCTTCCTGATGAAGCTCGAAAAGAAATTAATAATTTTATTGAATATGTAAAACAAAAATATAAGGATAAGTGAGTTGAATTATGAGCTTTACAATAATAGGTAATGAACTAGTTTTGCAAAATACCAATTTTAATTCATCTTATGAAAAATTAGTATTTATTATATTACTTCGATATTGCAACAAAGGAATTGCGTATCCATCAATAAATAAAATAGCAACTTTAGCTCTTATTTCTCGTCCTACAGTTATAAAAGCTTTAAAAGGACTAGAAGAAAGTAATAAAATTACTAAAAAACAAATGATGTCAAATGGTGAGTATAAAAATAATGTTTATACAATAAATCCAGAATTTTTAGACAAAGAGCATCATGAATATTATATTATTGATGACGATTATGAATAGGTGGTAAAATAGATTTACTAGGTAGTTAATAATATTTACTACCTAGGTGGTAAATCACGTTTACTCTATAAATACTAATTCTTATAATAAAGACTAATAATAACACATACTTATCAAAAAACTATAAAAAATATTATTAATTGACTATACGCAATATATTGTATTAAATTGTTATACTGTAGTTAAGAATATTAAGAGGTGATTATCTATGGAAAAAAGTAATAATGATTTATTTGATTTTATGTCTAAAATGTATGCTGACTTAAAAGATGAACTTTCTAGTGTAAAATCAGAACAAATAAAAACTAATGAAAGACTCGATTCAATATCATCTGGTATAGGTAAAATGGTAACAAATGAAGTTGCTTGTGAGCTTTCAGACCAACTTAAAGAAATTAAAGATGATATTACTTTTCTTACTCATAAAACAACAGAAACTGAAAAAGATGTCTATAAAATACAATCTCATTTAAAGATTATAAAATAAAGGTGTTCGCGAGGAACACCTATATTTTTAACTATACATTGTAATATTTTATCATATTATGAAACATTTTTAATTTAGGGAGGAAAATATATAGTGAAAAAGGATAGTTTAGGTACTTTAAAATTCATAATGGTCTTATGTATATTTGCAGGATTTATAAACTTTATTGGTTTTGTAGCTGCAGTTCTTTTATTAGGAGCATATAATAATTTTAAAAATGAAATTAACGGTTATAAGGAAGATATTGAAAAAAGCAAAGAAGATGTTAAAAAAAGTGAACTTGAATTAAACTCTATAAAGCAAAAATTAGATAATGAATATACTTATATCACTAAGTTGAAATTTATAGGCCAAATTAAGGCTAAAGCAGTAATAGATGCTGCTACTACTGAAGCAGAAGATATTCTTAAATCTATTGATAATAAAATTCAAGAGAAAATTAAATATACTGAGGAAGTGGACAAACTTACCAATCAATACGAAAATTTAATAAAAAAAGTTGATAGGGAAAAACATAAGTTATCAAAAATAAAATCTTTATATTCAGCTATAGAATATACAAGTAACAAATATGCTGAAACTGATATATTTAATGATAATTTATCATTAGTAAAATTAACTGGTTCAGCAAAAGAATATTTAGATGAATTGTCTCCAACTATAAACCTAAAGCTACATAACATGGATGTTAAGGAATTAAGAAAAGCTTTTAAGAATAATGATAAACTTATTACTGAAACATTAATTAAATATGAGAAACGCTACACTACAAAAGCAAATCTAGCAGTTTATAGATTAATGGTAATTGCTTTAAGAGCTGAACAACAAAATATGTTATACAACTTGAAGTTTGATAAATTAGAAAAAACAATAGATGATATAAAAAGTATTTCTATAAAATATTTAACTATTGCAGAAGATGGAAATAAACAAATCTTTGGAACAATTGCTAAATTTATTAATGAAATTGAATACTTATTTATAAAAGCTGCTGAAATTGAATATGAGTACTATATTAAAAAAGAAAAGCAAAAAGAAGAACAAGCATTACTTAGAGAACAAATGAAACAAGAAGCTGAAGAAAGAAAATTACTTCAACAACAACAAAAGCAAGTTGAAAAAGAAGAAGAAAAATATAAATTAGAGATTGAAAAGGTTCAAGAACAATTAGCTGCTAATTCAGAAGATGAAGAAAAATTAAAACAACTACAAATGAGAATTGCAGAATTACAAGGTCAATTAAACTCTGTTGAACATAAAAAAGAAGAAATTGTTAGTAGACAAAATGGTAAAGCTGGTTATGTATATGTAATTAGTAATCTAGGTTCTTTTGGTGATGATGTATTTAAAGTCGGTATGACTAGAAGACTTGATCCAATGGATAGAATTGCTGAATTAGGTAGTGCTTCTGTTCCATTCTCATTTGATGTGCATAGTTTTATTTTCTCTGATGATGCAATTGCATTAGAACAAAAATTACACACTATTTTAGATGATAATAGAGTAAATAAAATTAATCTTAGAAAAGAATTCTTTACGGTTGATATAGATGAACTTGAAAAAATTGTTGAAGAAATAGATCCATCAGCTGAATTTAATAAAACTATGTTAGCTGAACAATATAGACAAACATTAAGCTTGAATGAAGAAAATCAAATTGCATAGAAATTATTTAAAGAAAGAAGTGAACATTTATGAATAATATCGATGTTAATAATATTATACAGCCCTTTATAGATTCAATTAATAATAATAGTGTTAGTTCTGCTTGTTTATATGCATTTAAAGCAAAACATATTAAAAATTTAAACAATCCCTATATTTCATTAGACTATAATTGTTTTGAAATTCAAATATCACGTAAAAAAGTTGAAACTACACTAAAAAATATACTTTGTTTTTTTAAAAATAAAATTCTTTCAAATGATGATACTGAATTTCAAGAATATTCTATTAGTAATCCTAAAAAAGTAATTGATTTTATTTCTCTTAATAATCTTGATTTTTCTAAAGATGAAATATTGAATGGTACTCAAAGTGGATTAAATTCTGATAATTATAAAATTCAATATTTTCTTAACTCATTAAATGAAAAATCTGTTATTGCTGAAAATAACAAAGATTATATTTATTTTAAACATTCAGTTATTAAATTGACAAACAATTTTAATGATTCTATTTATATAATAAATAAATCAAATCCTATTTATAAACCTAAAGGTTTTTTATTTACATTTAACACAGATGATGATGAAGTAGATGATAATTTCAAACCAATAACAAAGAAAATTTTCAAGCTTCCATTTTATCCTCATATAATAATTGTAAATAATCATTGTTTTCTTATAGAACCTGATGTAGAATCAATTTTTGGATTTGAAAAATACAATAAAAAAATACGTGATACTAGTATTGAAAAAATCAAAAATGAATTAACTTTTTCAACTGGAAGTTTTGACTTTATCAATTCATATTCTAATTCAGGTAAAAATTATAATTTATTTTCTAGTTTTAATAATAATCGTTATGAAAAAATTAAAAATAAAGATGTGGCAACTATCACTTTACTAAAAAATGAGATTGAACTTAGCTTAGATGCAAATGGAGATATAGTAATTTCTAATGAAGATCAAGCTAAAAAATTAATATTATATTTATGTGATTGTATATTTAAAAATCTTGAAGATAACAATACATTATACGAAGCAAAGAATTCCAAACCTATTATCTAAAATTACATATAAATTAATAAAGGTGATGTATAATTTCATCACCTTTATTAATTTATTTCTTTACTTATTATAAGAATATCCCCAAATCTTATTCCCTCATATTTATTATCATCAAATTCATATAATGTTACACATGATATAATAAATAATTTTTTAGAATTATTACTATTATTCTCAAATACTTGTGATGTATAAACTTTTATATTAATCAAATCATATATTGGATTAATATAAAACAAATTATTTTTAATATACATAAAGCCTAAAAGAAAAATCAAAATTATTAAAAATATAATGTTATACATATTATCCATTTCTAATGTAATAACTGGTAAAACATTTGACAATAAATAACTTGATGTATTTGTCCTTTCTTGAACAATATTTCTTAGGTGGTACTGTTTTCTATTAAAATGTCCTTTTGGTATTCTTATTTTAAAAAAGAATATTATATATATTAATGATAACAATGTAATTGTAAATATTAAATTAATTATTATATTTACTGGAATATATTTCAGAATAACCTTGTAATTATTATTATACTTCAATACTAAAAATGCACTTAATGGAAACATGGAAGAAATAAATGATGTAATCTTCATAAAATATAATTTTTGAGTTTTTAATCCATTAGTTAAATTCATAATTATTTCCTCCCTTTATTTTATTATACTATATCTTATGAATTTTATTATATATATTCCCAATTTAATCAATTTCAACAAAGATTGTTTTAAATTAAGTTATAACTCATTATCAATTTATATATCTTTAATCTACTCTATTGTTAATTTTGTAAAAAACCTATAAACAGAACACTTGTTCTTATTTTATGTTATAATTATACCACAAATTACTAGGTGGTGACATAATTGAATAAAATAATTAATATTTTTAACATTATTGAAAAAGAAAATATAATTCTTGAAGAAATGAATTTAACATCTACTATATCAGATGGAATATATATCAAAATTCCTCATTGCCCTCCTACAATAGGCATAAATAAGTCAATAGTTAATAACAATAGTAAATACATATCTGTCCTTTCTGAGGAGCTAGGACACCATTTTACCACTCTTGGTAACCTAACTGAAAAGTCACGCTCTTATTCTCGTAAACTTATTAAAAATAAAAAAGAATTAAAAGCTAGATTATGGGCTGCTAATTTTTTAATAAAAGATGATGATTTTGTACAAGCTCTTAATGATTGTATATCATCAATTCCAGAAATGGCTGACTACTTCAATGTTACTGAAGAAATTATCCTATATAAGATTTATTCAATCATATTAGACGAATCTAAATATAAAATTATTAGGAGTAATTTCATGCAAAGAGAAATTCCCTATAATTCTTGTGTTATTTAG